ACCACAACGCTCAAAAGCCTCTTCGATGATCGTGTTGAGATCAAGGTTGAAGTCCGTCGTTGCTGTGGTTTTGTAGGTCATTACTTCCTCGCCGTGACGACATCATCGCCCTTGGTGACGGTTACGTGGTCGCCTTCGACATCAACCCGCATCGGCTGTTCTTTACGATCCAGCTTGTCGAGCTTGGTAATGAGTTCCTTGATAACCTCAAACTCAGGCTTCTCTTCCTTCTCCACCGTGCCTGCAATCCCGTTAAGCATGGAGATCAAAGCGGTCAGAGATGCGCCAAGCAGCCCCATAACGGCAGCAATTTTATCGTTATCAAGAAACAGGCTAGATACGACACCGATGACGACAATTGCCGTGATGTACTTCAGACCATCTTTACCGATGGCTTTACCGGCAACATCTTTGGCAGACGACTGCGCCTCAAGCCGATTCAACTCAGCCTGAACCTGCGCCTTGAACATTTCGATGTCGGTCGGTTCGGTCATCACATTCCCCGCTTACGATGCGGCCTCACTTTTTCTTTGATGCCTTTGGGCTGCGGGACGAACTGCTTGCCTTGGGCTTTGCCTCGTCGCTTTGCAGCCGTTGTACGAGCGTATTCTTGAGGGCTGAGACTTTTGATCGCAGCTTCTGGTAGATACCTTTCACCCGTGTCAGAAGATCGTTTACCACTCTTCGTCCTCCATTTCTGCTGCGTCCAAGCCTTCAAGGACTGCTGGGGAGCCTTCATGACTTATACCCACCGCCCCGAGCCTTGTACTGTTTAGCAAGAAGCTGGGCCTTCCTCGCGCTCCACTGTCCTGCGGCAGTGCCCTGCACGGCCCGAGACTTGATGGACTCAAACAGGCTCTTCCGCATACCGGGCTTGGTGTAGTTACCGGCCTCGTTGACCTTGCTCTTCACCTTACCGCCTTCGGCATGACGGATCGGTTTCCCAGTGCCCTCAACGGGTTTGTTATCCCCACGGCGTTTGGCACGGGGGATTTTGCTCGGAGCCACGATACCCATGCCGCGAGAAGGCATCATATAAATTTGCCTCGGGTCTTACCGCGCTTGGCAATACCATCGCCACGACTAGATGATTTAACAGAACCGCCTTTGCGATACATTTGCCCACTAAGCGCGGCGTCTTCTAAATCTCTACGTCGTTGAGCAGCGGACTCACCAGCCCGATAACGTTCGTCATATTTCGGAAGCCCCCTACGCGACATGCCTATACGAGCAGACTGCTCGGCTTTGTCCGCAGCACGCTCCATTTCGTTAATCTTGGCTGTCTGTCTACGGCGCATCATCTGCTTAAACCGAAGAGGTAGATTAGCTTTACCTACAGCCTTAACAACATCGCGTGCCATCTGTCCAGCCATATCTCGACCGACTAACGCAACGTTAGAATAAAGCGCCGCATCGCCCATCTTTCTCATAGCTTCCTTGGCGCGGGCCTCGTCAAGATCTACATATGGGCTTTTAGCGGTTCCACGTTGTTCTGCAAACCCGGTAGAACGGTCTCCCGGCAGAGACTGACGCGACGTACGTACTGCAGCCTTAGCTTCTTCTTTCATGCGTTCTGAAGCTGGTGCATCTTCATACTTACGCATGAACTCCATCGCACTAATTTTGCGAGAAGAAGCCCCGTCCTTTTTTACCGCTTTTGCCTTTTTTACAGAGCGCGAACCGCTAGACTGTACGCCGGGTTGCGGATCTTCTTCGTATCCTACGCCGCCTTCAGCAAACTTTTTCACACGCGGCTTAGGAGGCTTAGGCATACGCGGCATACGAATTGAAGACGCCCCGAAACGAGGCATCTTCTTTTTAAACATCCCAGCGGTGTATTTAGGGATGCGGTTCATAGCTACACCATCTTGCAGCGGGTCTTGCCTTTTTTGGCGATGCCATCAGCACGACGAGAAGCCGAGGTAGCCATACCGCCCTTCGCCATCTTTTTAACTTCATCCGGCATATCAAGACTCATGCCGGGAGCGTACTTTTCAGCCTGCTCCATCTTTTTACGTGCAGCCGCAGCGCGTCCACGAGGACTGGTCGGGCCAGTCGAGTAGCGAGGGTTTTTCATTAGCAAGCACCGCCGCGCATCATCTTAACCATCTTGCCCTTGGTCTTGCCCTTCGTAGCAACACCGTCAGCGCGACTGGAAGCCGAACCGCCCTTGGAATAGGCCATGCCGCCCATCCGCATCTTCTTCACACCGGCTTCTTTCATCTCATGCTTAATCATGGACTTCGGAGCACCTTTCTTTTTCATAAAGGCGACTTCCTTCTTCATCATTGCCTTGGACTCTTTCACTTGGATTTACTCCTAAATTTGCGGCCTTTGTCGGCCTTGACGTATTCACGCCCCACGGATTGCGGGACGCCGACTTTTTTAGCGAACGCTTTGTTATGAGCGACCGCTGCCATCAATCTGTGCTGTTTGCCGGATTTACTTGGCATTTTTTATCAGTTGGTCGATCTTCTGATCCAACTTCTCCAATCTGTCGATTAGTTGCCTCATATCTTCTCGGACTTCAGCACGGGTGATGTGATCACGCGCAACCTCTTCCCGAGTCTTATTTAGCAAGATGCCGAGCCTTTGAAGCTCGGCAAACTTTTCCTTAACCACAAAGCCCAACACCGCAACGATTCCCGTAAGAACCATATTCCAAACGAGCATTTCCATCTCAACACTTCCATGCACGTAAGGATTTATTGATACGGGAGTTGGGGTCGTTCGCAGTCTTGGCGCTCGTAAGCTTTCGCTTCATCCCCGACATTCGGGCACAGAATGATTTCTTACGGGGACCGCCTTCAGGCTGCGGAGCCTTCAACCCCGGCTTACCGGGATTAGCCCGGTTATAGGAAGCACGGCCTTTGGCATTTAGACCCCCTTTGGGATTCTTGCCTTCGGCACGTTGCCAAGCCGGAGTTTTAGCCATAAATCACCATTGTGGAGATAACGGCTGACGGAACGATGTAGATGTTGGACTGGAAAAGCAGTCCTTCACCCGGCATCAGGATGTAATCCGCAGAAGTTGAACTTGCCTTGGTATTCACCACAATCTTGGTGGCACCACTAGCCCCGCCGTCAATAAACGTCACGGTGCCAGCACCCGAGTCAGGAACGATATAAATCGCCTTCACACGGGCACGGCCAATAACAAGGCTATTTTGATCCAGCATCTGACCCGCATCGGTGCGGACCTTACTGGCTAAGACATCTGTTTGCATTGCCATTCTGACTCTCCTGTAATGGATGAAGGGGGCTTACGCCCCCCACGAAATCTTACGGAGTCAGGCTGCTGTACAGAGCGATGTACTTAACCGTTGCGCCGATCTTGACCGGGATGTAACCGGCTTGGGCCGAAACCGCGCCCGTGGCGACACCCTGCGTAATTACCGTGGTGCCGATAACCAGAGTGGCGGTGGCAACGATAGCGTTACTCTCAAAACCATTCTGAGAAACGACCGGGCCGGAGAAAGTAGTAGTACCCATTGCAAATTACCTCACATGCGAGTTGTGCTTACCAGTCTGCATGTCGTCAGTCGGGGCTGTCTGGTAAGCGATTTTTCCCGATAACGACTGTATAACACCAAAAAAGAGGGGCCACAAGTCTCTAGGAACCTGTGACCCCCCAATTCCAGCTAGCTCACCAAAGAACTATCAGGTCGAACCCGGCGAACCGAACATGCCGAGCGGATCCGACCAGCCGAAGCTATAACGCTCGCGGCTCTTGTACCGGACGTTGCCGGTGTCGAAATCTCCGTCCATGCTGTTCTGCAGCGGAGTACGTACAAAGTGCTTCATACCGTTCGGAACATCCGTGGTCAGGAACCACGCATTCGTATCCGTCAGGTAGTGATTCACAGTGTAGCCACCGGGGATCGAACCCATCGCCTTGAGAGCGTTGATGTCGTTGTCAGCGGTCGCAACACGGAGTTCCGTGTCGAGAAGACGCTTGGCAGTGAACATCAGGCTCGGGGGTACGATGAGCTTACCGGGCTTCGCCGCGATCAAGAGACCACGCTCGTCGGTCCAGCCAGCGATCTGAATGACAGCCGCCTCAAGCGAAGTCTCGTTGAGGTCAGAAGCCGTCAGACGGTTGCTGTTGGTGCCGCCCGAAACAAGCGGGTGATTAGCCGAAAACAAAGGAACTCCGTCACCGCCCGTGTAGG